TGCGAGCGACATAGGCAACGACTTCGTCGCCCACCGTGATTTCGCACCACTTCACTTCGCGAGGCCAATAGACGGCTGGCGATGCGGTGGGGCCGGTGACGCCTTGCTCTGAATAGAGCTTCCACGGTCCCGGCGTATGCTTCGCCTCCCTCTCTAGGGCTGCGCCGAAGATGTTTGCGGGGGTCATGCGGCCTCCGATTGAGAGAGCGCGGCGCGGGCGTACGCGCAGCGGTGGCCGTAGGAGCCTGCGAGCGTTTCGAGAAGAGCGCGGCGAGCTGCAGGCGTTGCCTTCTTCGTCAGCACGCAATCGGCGACAGGGACGATTTCGTCGGGCCAGCCGCACGCAGCCAACCGGCCGTCTTTCACGTAGGCGACAACCCACTCTTCGCCACTGGGTTTGTGCAGAACAAAGTCGCCGGTATCGATCTCGGGCGGCGTTTCCTGCTCCGTGGGCGCAGCGCCAACTACAGGGCGCTCCGCATCGTCTGAGGCCGCCGCAGGCACGTCCCCACCGGGCGCGGCCAGATGTCCTTGATCCGATTGCTCCATGCTCTCCTGCTCCTTTAGGGGGTTATCTCGCCTGTTGGGTGGCGGTGTGGAGCATTGAACCACGGTTCAAATCGGGTTGTCAACCACGGTTCAAATCCGAGCGAATTGCAGGGACAAAAAAGCCCGCTCTAGGCGGGCTGGGGGAGGGGCGGCGGGGAGCCTCGTCAGGTCGCAGCTTCGGCCCACCTAGCGACGTCCGCCGCTAGTTCTTCGGCCTCGTCGGACTGACCCAGATGCATCGAGCGCGGGCATCGGTACATCACGCTGTCAATCACCCGATCGATGGACGCGTGCAAGAGTGCGTCTCGCCTTTTGGGGCGCAGGATGAACAGACCAAGCGCTCGTTTGTCACGATACCGGGCGGCGCACTCTAGGTCGAGAACGCTGTCCATCAGGTGCGACTTCAGCGCCTGTGCGCCGTAGTGGGCGCTTCGTACCGTGCCCACGCCGCTTCGAGGCTGAAGCGGAATGAACACCGATCGCGGACCACGCTCGGTGTTGATGATGACTTGCGGCGTGTTGGCGACAAGACCGAGATCCAACTGCATGGCCTGTTTCAGAGCGTCTATGACCATTTCCTGCGCCTTCGCATCGGATATCTCATCGCGCTCTCTTTGCTGCCGCTGCGGCAGGGCAACCGTCACCTGATCGGCAAACGTGTTCTCCACTGCCTGCTCAAGCGAAGAGTTGAAGAAGGGCGTCGGCTCGTCAAAGGTTATCTGTGGCGACGGCGAGGGCGCTCCGTTCTCTGCGGCATCGAGCGCGGCTTCAGCGAGGAGCAGCACATTGCTAGCCAGGTCACCGTACAGGCATTGCAAACGCCCTGGTTCGGTTACCACCTTCGCCAGTCGCTTGCCGCCGCGGTCAACTCCGCACACGCCGACATTGATGCGCTCACCGGTAAACACGTCGGGCGTGCACCGGATGACGAAGATCATCCCCGCCGGCTCGCTGTACCGCGTCGGAGGCGTCTTGATAACGTCGGTCCAACTGTTCATGCTACTAATCCTAAGCGCTCTTGGAACCACCCGGCAAGTGAGATGCAACGCCACCACACCGCGTCCATGGCGACCGCAGCCTCGACGGAATTGCTGCAATCGAGCGCATCTCTGAGCTGGCCCTGAAGCTCGAAGAACTTGGCGGCGACGCTTTGAGCCGCGCCATATATGGCGCTTCGCATGCTTGGCTCAAGTGTGCTCATGTCGACCAGCGCCTCGATGAGTAGGCTTCGCTCCCAGGTTTGCGCGAACCATAGGTCGCCCAAGTTCCATTCGCCACCACCCAAAATTTCACTGTGGTCGATCGCGACAAATGATTGCTTGCTCCGGAAGACCAAGTTGCCGATGTTCCTGTCTCCGTTCCTGAGCAACTGATCGGCGGCGATCAGCAATGGTAGAGCAGGACAGGAGAACAACCTCTTGACGAGCTTGGCGTGCTGCTTCGCGTTTTCGATGTCGTATAGCTGCTTCGCGGTGCCTTCCGTAGTTGGCCGCGGCTCGCAACTCACGAAGGCCCAGAGCCACGGTTTGTCAGACCGTACCTGTAGCGGTGCCGGCATAAGTGCCACTTGGGGCTGCGGAACGCCCATCGCGCTCATCACGACATAGCCGAACACCTCGTTGAAGACGCCCCGGGGTATGTGGTCGGGGAAGTGCTTCACGTAAGCGCGCAGCGGCACCCCGATGGGCGACCGAATTTCGGCAAGATGCGTAGACGCTCGTCGGCCTTCCGTCACGACTGCAATCGGGCGGACGTACTGGCTTGCGCTCCACACGGCCGGGCGCTTCAGTGCGCTGCTTTCTTGTTGTTCGCTCAAGTCCCTCTCTCCCAACCATGTTTGCCTTGACAGACCTGGCGCTCCCACTGGTCCTTCGCCTTCGCCTCGGTCAACGTCTGCCACTGCATGTTGCGCGGGTCGTCACGACCTCCGGCGCATAGCGGCTCAACGTGGTCGATCACGTAACCTGGGCAAGCACCTCGGCGCAGGCCGGTGGATGGGCAGGGCTGCTCTCGCTTGAAGGCGGCTCGGGCGGCTGAAGAACGCGGAGCGGCCATCGCCGACGCGCAACTCAATGCCACGGCCAGTGCAATGAGCCTCACGGCTGCTTCTTGCGGTTCTTGTATAGCTCTGGATACAAGACCTGTCGGGAGATCTCTTCGTTGGACGCGCTACTGGGTGCCCGCGGCGGCTCCGCCACGAAGGATGTGTTCACGGACGACGACGGGTCGCGAATTCCGGCCTCCGCTCGGTCGCACTCGGACAACGAGGAGACTTGGCCCTTAGCGTACATGTCGCGGCAGACTCGCGCGAAGGCGTTTGCGTCCGCGACGTTCTTTGGAATCAGCGCGCCGAACAGCAGGAACGCGCCGAATAGACCGAGGGGAATCCAGAGCCACCACTTGAATGATGGCTGTTCTTGCGCCACTACCGGGATAGTGCTGCCCAGGGGGGCGCGAAGTGGCGCTCCGCAGTGGAGGCAGGCGGCAGCTTTATCGCTGATACGCGCCTTGCATTCTGAGCAATCAATCAAAGCCATCGTTCCTCCTCCTATTCATTGCGCCACAACGCGCTCTTTGCGATGCCGGCGACGTAGTGGAAAGCCTCCAAATCCTCGACCGGGATGCTGATGCGCGGATGCGCCTCGTTCACCGATTCGAGATACACCATGCCGTCGCGCACATAGGCGAGCTGCTTCACCATGACGCGGCCATCTCGAGCCTTGACGAGAACTTCATCGCCAGGTGCAACCGGATGGTTCGGTTCGACCACAACGAACTCACCGTGCTTGATGCGCGGTTTCATGCTGTCGCCTTTGCAGCGAAGCGCGTAGGCATTGGGGTCGCGGCTAGGCCAGTCGATGACACCGTCGCCGTGTCCGACCGGATACTCAAGCTCGCAGAAATTGCCGTCGTCTCCCAACTTCGCTGTTCCTACCACTGGCAGGCCGGGGAAGGGTGACTTGACCTCGTAAATCGCGTGAGGTTCGGCAATGGATGGGGGCGCAACGCGCGGTCCCTTGCCTGTCGCCAACCATTCGCTATACACGCCCAGAGCCTTCGCCGCCGTGACATTGTTTGCCGTGCCGAACGAGCCTCCGCCCAATGCCTTTTTGACTGCCTGATACGAAATGCCCATGCGTCGGGCCAGCTCTGACGTACTCACCCCAGCAGCCTTCATGGCTTGCTTCAGCCTGTCCCCGTAGTCCTCAACCATTGTTGGGACTATGCCGCCCATGTTTTGAACGTGGGTTGCATTCTCGTTTGAACCGTGGTTCAATACGGGGATGCTCAAGTCCAAAGCCATTGAACTTCTCGGCGGGTCCGTCGCTTCAGCGGCTAAGGCCATCGGGGTGTCCTATCAGGCTGTCGACAAGTGGCCGGACGAACTGTCGCCGCGAATCGCAGACCGTGTGTTGGCGGCTCTCGCACGGCAGAAAGCCCCGACGCTTATGCGAGTCGCAGAGAAGAAAGCGGCCGCGCAGACGCACGAGAAGCCCAGCGCGAACGGCGAGCAGCCCCTCATCGTCACCCCGGGCTACACCGGTCCTGACCGCCGAAAGTCGGGTTGCGGTGGCGACAACAAGGCGAGGGCGTGATGCCGTCTTCAGTGCAATCCGTCCGCGGGATTGGAACCAGCGTCTGCATCCACTTGAGTCTTGATGGAGGCGAACTTCGCGCGAGTGTCGGCGTTGAGGGGAGTGCGGAAGTGCGCACAGAAACGTCGAAATTCTGCGAGATCGAACGCAATGCGGACGGGAGTACCGCCTGCCCGGCGCACTTGATCTTCGCGTTGCTCGGCACCAGCGAGCCAATCCTCGTGCCGCGTGGGCAGCTTGTGACCGTCTTCCATCGCGGACTTGATCTCTTCGTAGTCCCCGGCGCTGTACCAGCACTGGCCTATGCGAAGTCCGGCAAATCGACTCATGGAGTCCCCCATGCGAAGTGAAGTCGTGGAAAACCGATCTTCGCATGGGGGCACCTACACCGGCCCTGATCGTCGGACGGGAGGCTGCCGTGGCTAAGCCCCTCAAGCCGATCGCATGGCGGAAGCGCGCGGGCCTGACGCCCGCAACCGCGCTGCAGCGCATCGTCCGTGAAATCAATCGAATCGGGCGCGCTATGAACGAGGCGGCAGCACGATCTGCAGAAACTCGTCCCTTATCCGCGCAAGACGATCGTCCTCCACGGGGAGGGCAATAAACATGCTCAAGGTGTGCCCTCAATGGGCGCTTTGCCCACCGCTTTCGAGCGGTGGGTTCTTTCTTCGATGCGATTCGCTGCTGAGGCATAGGCGAATCGTCGGCCAGTAAGCCCCAACCAGGCAATTACCAAAAAGCACAGGAGCGGCAATGCAAGCCAAGTGGTCTCAAGCCTTCAAGAAGATGGCGGACGGTTTTCCTGCTCTGCCCAACGATCCGAGCGTGAAGGGTCTGCCGGCTCTTTGCAGCGTCATGGGCTGGCCTTTCGAAACGGCGCGCAAGGAGATTGCTGGCGAGTACGCGAAGCTTGGATTCAACCAAGCCATGGACGCCATGCTGGTTTGCGAGGCCGCGGGGGGAACTGACTGCTTCGCACTGCGCGACTTAATCGATTCCGCCCGCCCGGACAAGCATGTGCGGCGCACGGAAATGAGCATGGACGATCGCGTCGCGCATGCGATGAAGGAACTGGCCGACGTCGCCATTGCGAACGCGGAAGCCGCCCGGGACAACTCCTACTCGGACAACGACCTGCACAAGCTGCGCAAGGAAATCATGGAGGCCGTGTCTGCCGTGGTCGCCATCGGCGAGGGTGCCGAAGCCGAGCACGCGAAGGCGACAAACCTGCGGGCGGTGAAGTGATGCTGGCCGGTTCTCAGCTCACGCTGGACGACGCCATCGCCGCAGGCGAGCAGGGCATGCAGTCCTGCACGGACAAGGCGGAAGAACTCGGGTTCGACACCAAGGCGGCGCGCGAGTTTGTCCTGCATTACCTCCAGATGCATGGTTCCACGGCCGGCGAGGATCTTGTCGATGCCGCCGAACGCACCGGCAGGCCCGACCTGAGGGGACACGATCAACGCTGCTGGGGCGGCGTGTTCAGCTCGCTTGTACGCGCTCATCGCATTCACTGCCTGCGCTCGGACCTTCCCCGCAAACGCGGGCACGGAACAAGTGGGGGAAAGCTGTGGGCAATCCTGCAATGAACCCCTCTTTTTCGCCAGCTGCGGCCGCTTGGCGCGAACTACCCCATATGGCCCGATTCTGCGCGTGCGCTGGCTCGTCCATTGGTAGGACTTTGCTGATGGATCGCGTCGGAGGGCATGGGTGAACTTCTACAAGCGGTTCATCGGCGACATCACCGCCAAGACGGGCGGGCTTTCGCTCGCGCGCATGGGAGCATACGACCGCCTACTGGATCACTTCTACAGCACCGAACTACCGATCCCCCCGGAAGAGATCTACAGCATCTGCCGGGCGATGACCAGGGCCGACCGCGCCGATGTGGACGCAGTGCTGTCTCGCTTCTGGGAACTGACACCCGAGGGCTACGTGCAGGAGAAGGCCGAAGAGGTCATCGCCAAGGCCCGCCCGCTGATCGAAGCGGCCCGCGAGAACGGACGAAAGGGCGGGAGACCTCGCAAAACCGAAAACCCAGCCGAAACCCAGTGGGTTTCTAAAAATAACCCAGACGAAACCCAGCGCGAACCCAGCGCGAAAGCTAGCCAAAGCCAAAGCCAAACCCACTCTCCTTCACTACGTTCAGGAGAAGTGGGTGCGCTGCCCGGCGTGTCGGATTCGCTCTTGGCCGATTACCTCGAGGTGCGGCGGGCGAAGAAGGGCGGGAAGTTCACGCAGACCGCCGCCAATGGCCTCATGCGCGAGGCCGAACGCGCCGGCATCAGCGTTTCGCGCGCCGTCGAGGCGTGCTGCGAGTACAGCTGGATCGGCTTCAACGCGAAGTGGTTTGCCGAACGCCAGGAGCAAGCGGCAGCTCGCGTGAGTCGGCCGAGCGAAACCGTGTACCAGCAATCGCAGCGCGAGCGCGTTGCGGAATTCGCGCCGGGGGTAGCCAAGCGCCCGGCGTCCATCGACATGGAGGCTGTGAATGTCATTGCCATTGCAGGCCGTTGACCGGCTTTTCGATCGCCTGACCGCCACCTATGGGCGGCAGTTTCTGGGCCTTTACGAAGGGCTCGACGTCAACGCGATCAAAGCCGTTTGGGCGCATGAACTCGGCGGATTCGCATCGAATCTGTACGCCATCGCTTGGGCGCTGGAAAACCTGCCGACACGCGCGCCGAATGCGGTGGAGTTCCGTTTTCTTTGCCGCCTTGCCCCCGCGCCTGAGGTGCAGAAGCTCACCGAGCCTGCAGCGAATCCGGCCCGCCTGCGCGCGGAACTGGCGAAGTTGGGGCAGATCGTCATCGAGCCGGCCGCTAAGCCGAACCGCGACTGGGCGCGGCGGATCATGGCGCGGGCCGAAGGCGGGGACAGGGTGGCGCCCGCGACCCTGCGCATGGCGAAGCAGGCATTGGGGCTTGTGCGATGACCTTGGGCACGCGCTTTCACGGCATCTACTCGCTCGAGGACGTGCGCGTTCGCTGCCGCATGGATGGAGAGCACTGGATGTGGGGCGGCAACCTCTCGGGCAACGGTCAAGTCCGCCTGTGGGCGCCAAACCTCGCGCGGGGCGGCGAGATGACCTCTCAGAACGGCCGGCGCGCGGTGTGGCAGTTGAAGACCGGCAAGCCCATTCCTGAGGGGCACAAGGTCTACTGCACCTGCGGCGAAGAGCTTTGCCTGAACCCGGCGCACATGGCCTGCCGCCGTCCGGCCGATCACGGCCGCATCGTCGCGCAAAACGGATCGCTCAAGGGCATCCCCTCGAAGATTGCTGCGAACCGAAAGATCGTGCTCGCGCGATCGAAGGTGACGCCCGAAACCTATCGGGCGGTTATGGAAAGCGACAAGACGGGCCTTGCACTTTCGGCCGAGCTTGGCATTGGCAGGACCACGATCAGCCGGATACGAACGGGGCAGTTCACGGCAATCCTTGCTGTGGCGGCGCTGCCGTTTGCTGGATTGGGAGCGCGGCGCGCATGACCGACGACCGCATCTCCCTTCGCCTGTTCAACGCCCAGCAAGGCTACCAAGAGCTGCTGCGCGCATGGCAGTGGATCAAGGCCATGCTCATCGCCGGCCACCGGCTCGTGCTCGAGGTGCGCCCCGAAACCCGCTCCAGCGAGCAGAACGCGCGCATGTGGGCAATGCTCACCGACGTTTCCCGGCAGGTCGAGTGGTACGGCAAGCGCCTGGCGCCTGAGGACTGGAAGCACGTCTTTTCGAGCTCCCTGCGCAAGCTGGATGTGGTGCCGAACATCGAAGGAACCGGTTTCGTTGCGCTGGGCCTGTCCACCTCTCGCATGACAAAGGGCGAGATGAGCGACCTGATGGAGCTGATGTTGGCATTCGGTGCAGAGCGCGGCGTGGCCTGGAGCGATCCGGCCGAAAGGATGGCGGCATGAGCCTCAATGACACTGCATCTGCGCCAGTCACGCCGTTGCGCCCACTGCCCGTCAAGCCGCCGATGAGCGCGCTGTGCGAATGCGGCCAGCGCTACGGGATGCATCGCGTCAACGATTACGCCTGTCCGAATCAGGAATGGCGACCGGGCAATGGGAAGCCTCAATGGCTCACGCGGAAATGGGTGCGCGCATGAAGCCGCGCATTCGATACCTCCCGCCGTCGAACCACTACCCGTTTGGCGGATGGGAGTGCGGCCTGATGGAGTCGTTCTTTGATGCGGGCTGGGAATACCTCGGCATGAGCCGCGTTCGTGGGACGGGCATCACGCCGGCATACGCCTTCAAGGTATGGCAAGCAAAAACCGAAGCGGCTGCGGTTTCAGCCGCGCAATCCTGAAAGGCAACAAGAAATGAAGCAACTGCAACGCGGCTACGCTGGGATCGTCCTGCTGATTTGGGCCGCCATCGTCATCGTCGGAGGCTGCGGCTGGGTCTCGAACATCGTCAAGCTGGTGGGCATGGACGCTATCGCGACCGGCATGGGCATCGCGCGCATCGCCGGGATTTTCGTGCCGCCGCTGGGAGCCGTGCTCGGCTATCTTTGATGAAGCCCAGCCCGCTCGTCCGCGCACCTTTCCGGCGCGAAGGCCCCACGGCCCCGCGCCAGGAGCATCCGAAGGCCAAGGCGAACGCGAAGCTGTGCGCTCATTGCGGCAAGCCATTCATTCCCTTCCAGTCGATGCAGAAGGTGTGCCCTACGGTGCGCTGCGCGAAGGGCTATGCACTCGCCCAGCGCAAGGCGAAGGAGAAGGCCGAGCGGGAAGAGGTCAAAGCGCGCAAGCAGGCCGTCAAGCGGCTGCGCGATCTAATCGCCGAAGCGCAGGTGGAGTTCAACGCCTACATCCGCGCGCGAGACGCCGGGACAACCTGCATCTGCTGCGGCAAGCCCTTCGAGCCCCAGAAGCCGGGCGGCTCCATGGACGCCGGCCATTACCTCGCCCGCTCCATCGCACCGCAGCACCGCTTCAACGAAAACAACGTTTTCGGCCAGCGCAAGAACTGCAACCGGCCAGGCGGGGCGACTCGCGGCGCGTTCCGGGCGGGCGTGATCGGACGGATCGGCCTGGCCGCGGTCGAAGCGCTGGAAGCCGATGTCGCGGTGAAGAAGTGGACTCGCGAGGAGCTGCTGTGGATCAAGGCCCACTACCGGGCCAAGCGCCGGGAACTGGAAAAACAAGAGGGGCAAAGGCTTGAAACGTGATGCATTCGTGGACTTCTTCGAGGTGGCTCCGCATCACCGGGCCATTCACCTTCGCCTAGAGAACTGGGCTCTGTGGTGCCACAACTCGGGCGGCTCGTCGGCATCCCCGATGTTCCGGCTGTACCGCTCTGACAACTGGGAGCGCCCGACCGATCGCGCGGTGGTGGATCACGCCGACGCCCGCAAGATCGCAACGGGCGTGGCAATGCTCCCCCAGCCGCACCGCGAGGCGCTGCAATGGAACTACATCTACGGCGGCAGTCCCACGAAGGCCAGAAAGCGCCTGGGCGTCACGTCCGATGGCTTGATGCTGCTTATTCGCGACGGCCGACAGATGCTAATTAACCGTGGCGTGTGAAAAATAGTTGACACGCGGTCTGGAATGTGCCGTACAATTTGCTAACGACTGAGCAAAAGCAAGTGTCGCCCGTCCATTTCGGAGGCGGCGGTGCCGGTAAAGCTCAGAGCCTGAGCCCTCCGATGTGAGGGCTTTTTCATTTGCGCGCTCGCCCCAAAGCGGGGAGCCGTTCCACAGTTCCAACTCGTCTCGCGTAGACACCAGGAACGCCGCTCTCTCGCCCCCTCAAGAAATCCAGTCAGCACACTGAGTGTGAGGCGGCTCGCGCCACACGCAAGGCCCGACTGGCCCGCGCTGCGATGGGGAAATCGCCGGCCACCAACCGCCGCCCGGAACACCAGGCCGTCATCTCCCGGTCTGCCGGGCGGCGTGTTGGACTGATGCCATGAAGCTCACCACCCTCAAGTCCACCCTCCAGCGCCTTCCCAGCAAGATCGGGACAGCGCAGGTAGATCGACTCAGGGGTAGCGCCGCAGTCAAGCGCCGCGCCAACTGGCTGCGATCTCACCCCCTGTGCGCCAGGTGCGACGAAGAGGGAAGGGTGAGCGCAGCCACGGTGCCCGATCACATCGTCCCGCTGTGGGCCGGTGGAGCGGACAGCCTGGAGACGAACGGCCAGTCCCTGTGCCATGAGCATCACGACGCCAAGACAGAGTGCGAGGCAAGGATGCGGGCAGCGGGCGGGTGGCTCCAGACGCCTTGCATCTGCGGACAGCACGCGAGTTGAGGCGCAAGGCGATCGACGCTCCTGCGCCAGCCTGACGCGGCGGCGAGGCATCGGCAGGCCCGGGGGGCGGTCGATCTTTGGGTCGATCGAGAGCGGAAACCGCTTGGTCCCGCACGCGCAAAACTCACCCCTAATCAAACGGTAATCAAATGGCTGGTGTCAAAGGAAGAAGCGGTGGGAAGCGCGATGGGGCGGGTCGTAAGGCCAAGCCTGCCGCAGTGCTGCCCGATGCGCTGATCGCCAGTAAGACCGAATCCGGGACATTCGATCCGCGGCCGACGCTGGAGATGGTCGCGAAGGGGTTGCTCGAAGTCAGCGTCTCGCAGCAGAAGGCGCTCACGGCGCTGCTGCCCTATGTCCACGCCAAGAAGGGCGGGGCAGGCGCGAAGCCCGAGGCTCCCGGCAAGCCTGCGGCGGGTCGATACGGTGTCAGGCAGGGGCCGCGGCTGGCGGCGGCAGGCGGTAAGCAGGTGTGAGCCCGAAGAAATGGACAACGGCGTGCCCGGATTGGGAGCGCCGAATCCTCGCGCGCGAATCGCTCATTCCTTGTGCGCCTCTGTTCCCGGAGGTGGCTGAGGATGCGTGGGAGAGGTGCAGTAATTTCCGGCTGACGGACGTAGCAGGACAGCCGCTGTTAGGCGAGGCGGCGTTGCCGTGGACGCGCGAGTTCATCATGGCGGTGTTTGGCGCCGAAGATCCTGAGACGGGCCGCCGCCACATCAACGAATTCCTGTTGATGGTGAGCAAGAAGAACGCGAAGAGCACGATTGCCGCCGCGATCATGCTCACGGCGCTGCTGATGAATTGGCGACCGTCTGCTGAACTGCTGATTCTCAGTCCAACGAAGGAGATCGCGGACAACAGCTACAAGCCGATTCGCGACTTCATCAAGGCCGACGGCGAGCTCCGGGGGATGCTCAAGGTGCAGGACTATTTCCGCACCATCACGCATCTGGAGACCGGCGCGACGCTCAAGGTAGTGGCTGCTGACAGCGACACGGTTTCGGGCAAGAAGGCGTCATTCGTCTTCGTGGACGAACTTCATGAGTTCGGCAAGCAGGCGAAGGCATCGAACATGCTGCTCGAGGCCACGGGCGGGCTGACCTCGCGGCCAGAAGGCTTCGTGATCTACGCCACAACGCAGTCTGCCGAGCCGCCTGCCGGCGTGTTCAAGAGCAAGCTGGCCTATGCCAGAAAGGTGCGCGACGGGCGAGTCAAAGACCCGAAGTTCTTGCCGTTGATTTATGAGTTCCCGCAAGCCTTGGTCGAGGCGAAGGCTTACGAGAACCTAGAAAACGCCTACGTCACGAACCCGAATTGGGGCGCGTCGGTTGATATTGCGCGAGTGACGCAGCTTCGCAGCCAGGCAAAGGAAGAGGGCGAAAACGAGTTCAAGGAGTTCCTTGCCAAGCACTTGAACGTCGAGATCGGCCTGAACCTCCGGTCGGACAGGTGGGCAGGGGCGGATTTTTGGGAGGCGGCAGGCGACCCGCTGCTCACGTTCGACGCATTCCTGCAGCGAGTGGATGTTGCGACTGCCGGCGTTGACGGCGGTGGCTTGGACGACCTCTTGGGCCTGACTTTGACCGGTCGCGAGCGTGAAACGGGCCGCTGGCTTACATGGTCGCACGCCTGGGCGCACAAGATCGTGCTGGAGCGTCGCAAGGAGATCGCGCCGCGGCTGTTGGATTTCCAGCGGGACGGCGATTTGACGATCGTGGACCGGCCAGGCGAGGACGTCACGCAGCTCGCGGACGTCCTTTGCCGAGTGCGCGACGCTGGATTGCTGCCCGAAGAGAAAGCGATCGGCGTCGATGCGGCCGGCATCGGTGACATCGTGGATGAACTGCTGGCGCGCGGCTTCGATGAGAAGCAAATCATCGCGATTTCGCAGGGCTGGCGGCTCAATGGCGCGATCAAGACGACCGAGCGCAAGCTCGCGGGCGGCGAATTGATCCATGGCGCGTCGTCGCTGATGGCCTGGTGCGTCGGAAACGCGCGCATCGAGGACAAGGGAAACGCCATCTCGATCACGAAACAGGCCAGCGGGAAGGCAAAGATTGACCCGCTGATGGCGCTTTTCGGCTCTGTATCGCTGATGGCGCTCGCGCCGGCCGCTTCCGGCAAGAGCTTTTGGGAAACCGCATGAACAAACTCAAGAACATCGCAGCGCAGGCGGCTGATTGGCTGCCCGATGCGCTGATGGTCGCGGGCGCGGGCGCAGTTTCCTTCGGCGCAGGCCGTGTTTTCGAGCCCGCAGGCTGGATCGTGGCCGGCGTTTTCGCCCTGGTGGGCGGCTGGCTGCTGTCGCGGGGTGCCAAGTAATGGGTTTCCTCGCGCGAGCGGTGTCCGAGCGCAAAGCCGACGTGTATCAGCGTTGGCTCGAGCTGATGGAGATCGGCTCGAAGTCCAAGGCCGGGCCGCCCGTCACTCTCAAGCAGGCATTTCGCGTCTCGGCGGCGCTGGCGAGCATGCGAGTCATCTCGCAGGGCTGCGCGCAGGTGCCATTCAAGCTCCTGCAGGAGTATGAGCAGGGTGGATTGACCCGACGCAAGCCGGCGCGTGAGCATCAGGTCTATGACGTCGTGGCGGCGAAGCCCAACGACTGGCAGACGGCCTTCGAGTTCCGCGAGACGATGGTTTTGCACGCCTGCATGGGCAATGCATATGCCTACAAGAACCGCTATCGGGGCAAAGTGGCCGAGCTGATCTTGCTCGAACCCAGCCGCGTGAAGCCCGAGCAGAAACCAGACTGGTCGCGCGTCTACAAGGTGTATGGCGCAGACGGCCAGACGAAGGAAATCGCTCCCGAGGACATCTGGCACGTTCGCGGCCCGAGCTGGGACGGATTCCTCGGCCTGGACACGCTGCAGATCGCGAAAGAGGCGCTTGGCTTGTCGATCGCGCTGGAAGAAAGCCACGCCAGCCTGCACGCGAACGGCGTGCGGCCCTCTGGCACGTATTCGGTCGAAGGCAAGCTCGACGCGCCGCAGTACGATCAACTTACGGCGTGGCTGAAGAAGCAGGCGGCGGCCGGCGCTGGCACGCCCTTGGTCATGGATCGGAGCGCAAAGTGGCTGTCGCAGGCGATGACCGGCGTGGACGCGCAGCACAAAGAAACGCGCGACCAGCAAGTTGAGGAAGTGGCGCGATTCTTCGGCGTGCTGCCGATCATGATCGGCCACACCGGGGATAAGGCGAACACCTACGCGAGCGCGGAATCCATGTTCACAGCGCACAAGGTGCACACGCTGGCGCCCTGGTATCGCCGCATCGAGGAATCGGCGGATGTGAACCTGCTGTCCGACGTGGAGCGAAAGCAGGGCTACTACTTCAAGTTCATCTCCAACGGCCTGATGCAGGCCAGCGCCAAGGACCGCGCCGAATACCTCGCGCGCGCCCTCGGATCGGGCGGCTCGCCCGCGTGGATGACGCAGGACGAGGTTCGCGGCGTCGAGGACATGGATCCGATGGGAGGCGAGGCGGCGGTGCTGCCCAAGCCGCCCACGAAGCCAGCGGCCGGCGGTGCTGCAGCAACACCCTGAAAGGGAAATCATGGAATTGCGCTACATCGAGCGGCCCTTCGAGGTGAAGGATGTCTCGGACGACGGAGTTTTCGAGGGCTACGGCTCCATCTTCGGAAACGTCGATTCGTATCGGGAGATCGTCGCGCCGGGCGCGTTCGCCGACTCGCTGAAGGCATGGAAGGAATCCGGAAAGCTGCCGCCCGTGCTGTGGCAGCACCGCTCGGGCGAGCCGATCGGCCCCTTTGTGGACATGGCCGAAGACGGCGTGGGCCTGAAAGTCAAGGGCCAATTGCTCGTCAACGACGTGCAGCGGGCCAAAGAGGCCCGAGCGCTGATGAAGGCGAAGGCGGTCAACGGCCTGTCCATCGGATTCGTCACGCGCGATGACAGCTACGACAAGGTGACGGGCATCCGCACGCTCAAGAAGGTCGATCTCTGGGAAGTGTCCGTGGTGACGTTTCCCGCCAATCCCGCCGCGCAGATCAGCTCCGTCAAGAGCGCGATCGACGGCATCCAGTCGTTCGCCGACGCTGAGGCCTTCCTTCGAGAGGTTGGCAGGCTCAGCAAGGCCGACGCCACGGGCTTCATCGCCCGTTTCAAGTCCCTGTCCGGTCGGAGCGAGTCCGACGAGGGGGGTCTGCTGAAGGACCTGGCGGCGCGCATCGCCGCCGCTACGCCCAAACGCTGACTCACAGCGTCAACCCGCAACCAAGCCGCCTACGGGCGGCTTTTTCATTTCCGAAAGGCAATCATGGAACTCAAGGAACTGTCCGACAAGTGGGACAAGTACGCCGAGGCGCAGGAAGCCCACCGCAAGGCCGTGGACGAGCGCATCGCCAAGCTCGAAAAGGGCGAATCGACCGCCGACGTCGAGGCCAAGCTCGCCAAGGCGAACGAGGCGATGACGACCCTCGAAAAAGAGGTGAAGGAGCTGACGCTCAAGTCGCAGCGCCCCGCCGTTTCCGCCGAGAAGGCCGAAGCCGCCGAAGTCGAGCTGAAGGCGTTCAACGCCCGCGGCCTCGCTGCGGCGATCGAGGCGGGCAAGAGCTTCGCCCCGCTGTCCGCTGACGGCTACGCGCAGTTCAAGAGCGCGCTGCGCAAGGCGATCCGCTACGGCGCGGAAAAGCTGAACGCCGATGAGGCGAAGGCCGTGAACGTCGGCACCGCCACGCAGGGCGGCTTCCTGGTGGACTACCAGATGGAATCCACCATCGACCGCGTTGTGGCGCAGTACAGCGCCATTCGCGGCCTCGCCCGCGTGATTCCGATCGGCTCGGCCAGCTACAAGAAGCTGGTCAAGACCTCGGGCACTTCCGGCGCGACGCGCGGCGGCGAAACCACGGCGCCCACGCAAGGCACCTCGCCCGGCTGGGTTGAGCTGGAGTTCAAGCCGGGCACGTACCTGTCCGACCAGCGCATCACGTCCGAGGCGATCGAGGACGCCATCATCGATGTCGAGAACGACCTGATGACCGAGATGGGCATCGAGTTCGCCACGATGGAAGGCTCGGACATCGTTTCCGGCGTCGGCGTGAACGGGCCGCGCGGCTTCCAGAGCTACACGAGCGCGGCGAACGCCTCCTACGCGTGGGGCAGCGTCGGGTACATCGCGGGCGGCCACGCCTCGCTGCTGAATTCGTCCGACTCGCTGCTGGATCTGGTGCATGGACTCAAGCGCCAGTACCGCGCCAATGCGGCGTTCGTGATGAACGACGCCACGCTGGGCGCCATCCGCAAGCTGAAGGACGGCCAGGGCAACTATCTGTGGGGCATGACCAAGGAAGCCTTCATGGCCGGCGCCGTGGGGACGCTCCTGGGCTACGCCGTCGCGACGGACGACTTCATGCCCGACATCGGCGCGAACGCCTACCCGGTCGCTTTCGCCGACTGGAAGCAAGCCTACGTGATCGTGGACCGCAAGGGCCTGTCGGTGCTGCGCGACCCCTTTAGCGCCGTTCCCTACGTGAAGTTCGTCGGCCGTCGCCGAGTCGGCGGTGGCATCGCGAACTTCGAGGCGATCAAGCAACTGAAGATCGCGACCTCCTGATCGGGCCTGACCTGAACGAAAGGAAACACACATGAAAGACCTCATGAACCTGATCGACGTGAAGCGCTCGATCTCTCCCGTGTCCGTGTCGGACAACACCGCGCAAGTGGGCCAAGGCATCAGCCGCAAGGGCTTCGACAGCGTGACGTACCTGATCAACGTCGGCTCCGTGGCCGATGCCGATGCGACGTTCGCGGTGACGATGGACGAGTCGGACGACAACTCCACCTATACCGCCGTCGCCGCGGGCGATCTGATCGGCACGCTGGCGCTGGCGTCCTTCCAGTTCGACAGCGACAACAAGATGTTCAAGGTCGGCTACAAGGGCGCCAAGGAATGGACGCGCCTGACGATCACGCCGACGAACAACGCCTCGGCCGCGCTTTTCAGCGCGTGCGCGATTCTTGGCGGTGCGGCCCTCAAGCCCACGGCCAACCCGCCCGCCTGATTCACGTCTCCTGCGTGAAGAAGCCTCCTTCGGGAGGCTTTTTTGCAGAGGAAACCCATGGCATACAAGGTCGTCACTCCCGTTGCTACCGAAGCCGTCACGCTGGTCGAAGCTCGCCTGCAGTGCAAGGTCGATTCGGACGACACGAGCTGGGACGCGACCCTGACATCGCTCATCACGGCAGCGCGCGAGTATGCCGAGCACGAGACCCAGCGGGCGCTTGCTCCCCAGACGCTGGAGATGGCGCTCGATCGCTTCCCGCAGTGCGGCGGCGAGATCCTGCTCGAGATGCCGCCCGTGGCGTCCGTGACCTCGATCAAGTACGACGACACGAACGGAGTCGAGCAGACGCTTCCCACGACTGTCTACGCCTTCAGCACCTACGGCGAGTCGCGGCGCGTCTCGCTGAAATACGGCCAGGTGTGGCCCTCGACCTACTGCCAGGCCAACGCGGTCCGCATCCAGTACGTCACCGGCTACACGACCTGCCCGAAAGCGGCGAAGGCCGCGATGCTGCTGCACATCGAAGCGGAGTATCCGAACAACGCGCTCACGCCCGACGAGCGGGCCGACAAGTACCGCGCGCGCGATGCGCTGCTGGGCACGATCAAGGTTTGGGGATTCTGATGGACCCGAGGCGGCGCAATACGCTGGTCACGCTGAAGTCGCCGCCAACGGGGCGGGACGCGCAGGGCCAGCCGTCGGGCGATTACGTGTCTGAGGCGACCGTCTGGGCGAACATCCGGCACCTTCGCGGCGTGGAGGCGATCAAGGCCAACGCCGAAATCTCGGCCGCGCAAGCCAGCATCAACATCGGCTTTCGCTCGGACGTGAACGCGGGATGGCAAGTGGTGTACGGGCCGTACACCTACGAGATCAAGGCGGTACTGCCGGACCTCGTGAAGAAAAGCGGCGTGGATCTGGCCTGCGAGCTGGTGCGGTAGATGGACATCTCATTTGACCTCACGGGCTTTCGCGTGCAGGTGCGCAAGAAGCAGGAAGAGCTCGGCGCGGCCACTCGCCCGGCCGCGCAGGCTGGCGTGCAGGTGATCTATGAAGCTGCGGAGTTGAATGCGCCGGTCTCTGAGGGCAAGGAGCACTATTTCTACATCCGAGGCAAGAAGTACGGGCCGTTCGCCCCGGGCAATCTGCGCGATGCGCTCTACCAGGTCTTCTCGAAGGACAACAGCGGCCCGTACAAGTCCACCTATCACGTCTCGTGGAACCGCGATAAGGCGCCCTATGGCGGCATGGTTCACAACGGCACCAGCCATTCGCCGGCCGATCCGTTCCTCGCGCGCGCTGTGCATGACCACGGCCCGCAGGCGCTTCAGGTCATGAAGGCCCGTTACATCGCCGAGGTGTTCAAGTGAGCATGGAAGACGACCTGCAAGCGCTGATTGCTGGCGTTGTGCCGAACGTCTGGCAGACGGTCGCCATCGGCAAGCAGCCGGGAACCTATGCCGTGTGGCAGCTCGTGGGAGGCCGCTCCCTTCGCTACATGGCGAACGACGCGATGGACAAGCGCAATTCGCTCGTTCAGGTGTCGGTGTGGGCCTCCAAGTCCTCTGACGCGAGAACCGCCATCCGCGCCATCGAGGACGCGCTGTGCGGAACATCCGCTTTCGTCGCCGATCCGCAAGGCGAAGCCCTGGCCACTTACGAAGAAGACACCAGGTTGTACGGCGCGATCCAGCGCTTTTCGATCACGGCTGCACGCGCGTAACGCGCGTCGCCATCCAGTAGGGCCGCTCTCGGGCAACCGGGCGCGGCTTTTTTCTTGCCCCGCAAGGGGCGTTCATCAACGCCCGCTTCGCCGGGCTTTTTTCACTGAAAGGCCCACACAATGGCTAACGTCCCCACGGGAACTACCTTCTACGTCGCTTCGGCTTTCGGCACGGCTCAGACCGTCAGCGCGGCCACGAACGCCACCGAATGCGTTCTGACCAGCACGGCTCACACGCTGGCCAACGGCGACCTCGTTCTGACCTCGCTCGGCTGGGGTCGTATCGACAAACGCCTGTTCCGTGTCAAGTCCGTCGCGGCGAACACTTTCACTCTGGAAGGCTGCGATACGACCAACACGACCTTCTTCCCGAACGGCACGACGACCGGCTCGGTGCAGAAGGTTTCGACGTGGCAACAGGTCACGCAAGTGCTGACGGCCAACGGCTCGGGCGGCGATCCGAAGAACGTCGAATACAAGTACTACGAGTCCGACGTTGCATTCTCGATCAACGACGGCTTCTCGGCCACTGTGTACAACCTCGCGGTTGACGCCGACAGCATCGGCACGGCGGGCTACTCGTCGCTTAAGACGCTCACGGACACGCAGACGCTGACCGGCCTGAAGATGGTCATGCGCTCCGGTTCGATCGTGCTGTATCCCGGAACGGCGGCACTGAACGAGAACGTCAGCCTGCAGGACGGTCAGGTCAACCGCGTGGCCTGCACGTTCAACTGCCAAGGCCGCATCACCCGCTACGCCTCCTGATCCGCGCGCAAGCGCACCCTTGCACGAACCCGGCCAGCTCTCTTCCTTCGCGGGGAGAGGCTGGCTGGGGGCTGTGCTGCTAACTCCCCGCGAAAGGAAATCACATGCCGAAGATCAAGCTGGGCACTCGCCCGGAGACGTTCAAGCCCGTCCCCCTCAAGTTCGTGATGCCCGATGGTTCCGATGGGACCATGGAAGTCACCTACAAGTACCGCACGCGCGACGAGTTCGCCGAGTTCACCTCCGACATGGCGAAGCCTTCGGAGTTCGATGAGAAGGACGAGACGCCCTGGATGGAGCGCATCGTCAAGCTCGCCATTGCAGGCGAAGTTCGCTACCTGACGGAAAGCGTCACGGCGTGGAACCTTGACGAACAGCTGAGCGAGGACAACCTGCGCCAGCTTGCGAACGAATGCCCCGCCGCTGTGCGAGCGATGGCGAAGGGCTACGAAGAAGCCTGTCTGCACGGCCGCTTGGGAAACTGAAGGAGGTCGGCGCGGCCTTCACCGAGGGCATGCCGACCGCAGAAGAAGCCAAGTCCCTCGGGCTCACGCTGGCCGATTACGAGGATGACTACGTGGAGTGCTGGCCTGACAACTGGCCCGCATTCCTCTTGTACGTAAGCATTCAGACGCAGTGGCGCACAGGTGGGATGGGCGGGCGAATCGGCCTTGACTACGGCGTCCTATTTCACCGCATGGACCGCATGAAGCTCTCGGACGAGAAGTACGAGCAGCTGTTTGAAGACGTGAAGCACATCGAGGCCGGCGCGCTCTCGGTGTTCAACAAGCCCAAAGACCAATGACCGACTCTCTGAAGATTCAGGGCGAGGTATCGCTCGACTCGTCCGACGCCGAACAGGCATTGGGCCGTGTCGAGCAGCGCGCCGGCAAGATGGCGCAGTCCGTCAAGCAGTCGGGCCAGGACGCGGGCAAGGGCGTTGCTGCCATTGGCGACGGCGCGGCGGGTGCAGCGCAGAAGGTCGATCGCTCGGCCTCCTCGCTCATCGCCTCGATCCAGCGCACGACGGCTGCGATGGAAGCGGGCGGCAAGTCGTCGGCTGCGTATTACGAAGCCATCGCGAAGCAACGCGGCATCGACCCGAACGTCCTCAGGCCGTACATTGACGCGCTGCGCCAAGCCGAAGAGCAGCAGAAGAAGACGTCTTCCACCTTGGGGCAGGTGGGGAATTCGGCGGAAAAGACTGCGCAGCAACTGCGCCAGGTCGCTCCGCAGGTGACGGACATCGTTACCCAGCTCGCCGGCGGTCAGGCTCCCCTGCAAATCCTGATCCAGCAGGGCGGCCAGTTGAAGGACGTCTTCGGCGGCATCGGTCCTGCCGCGAAGGCACTCGGCGGGTACGTGCTCGGCCTCGTTTCCCCGACGACACTGCTTATTGGTGGAGTTGCGGCGCTCGGCGCTGCCTATGTGGCGGGCAAGCGCGAAACGGAGGAATTCAACAAGGCGCTAATACTCAGCGGCAACTCGCTGGGACTTACTACGACCCTGTACGCGAACCTGCGCGGAGAGATCGGCGGAATCGCCACGCAGGGTAAGGCCGCCGAAGTCCTAACGCAGATAGCGAGTGCTGGCTCCATTGCCGTTGGTTCGGTGCGTCAGATTTCCGAGGCCGCGATCCTCATGGAGAAAGCCACAGGGCAAGCCACCGACAAGACCATCGCGCATTTCGTGGATCTCGCGAAGTCTCCCGCCGAGGCCGCCGCGAAGCTCAACGAGCAGTACAACTTCCTGACGGCAGCGACGTATCGCCAGATCAAGGCGTTTGAGGATCAGGGGCGCACGTCCGACGCGGCCAAGCTCGCGACTGACGCCTACGCCGAAGCGGTTCACACCCGCGCGCAGGCGATCATTGACGACGCCGGTCTGATTGAGAAGGCGTGGCGCGAGGTCGTCATCGCCATCAACAACGGCATCGACGCGGCGAAGAACATCGGTCGGCCCGATAGCACGGCCATTCAGCTTGAACAGGTGCGCCGCGACATCGAGGCGAAGCTCGGGAACGACGCGAACCGCCCTGGCGGTCCTCTGTTCGGCCCGTCCCTGGACGAACTGCGCGAGCAGGAAAAGCGTCTTCAGCACATCGGGGAGATCGAAGCGGGCAACGCGATTGCTTCCGCCGAAAACGCGCGCCAGACGAAGGCCGAAACGGACTGGCAAAAGATCGTCGAGTCCAATCTAACGAAGCAGCAGCAGCTTCAACGCGAGATCACGCGCATTCGCAATGAAGGCGCGAACGCAGGCAAGAGCGAAGTTGAGATTCAGCAGCAGATCAACCTCGCGAAGCAACGATTCAACGACATCAGCGGCGCGACGGATGTTGCGGCGCAACGCGCGGCCAAGGATCAGGCGCAGGCCGAACTCGCGCGCATTCAGCAGGCAATCGCCAACCTCGACTTCTCTACGCCCACGAAGCTCACGGACGCCGAGAAGAGGGTCATCCTGATTCAGGAGCAGCTCAAAGAAGGGCTGATGGGAGTCGCTCGCGCCAATAAGGAGCGCGAACTCGCGGCGGCGCAGGCGGCGGTTCAGGACGAGAAGACCCGAACCGGCGCAGAAAAACAGCTTGAACTTCTCAAGCAGACGACGCAGCTCCTGCACGAGCAGGCGAATTCGGCCTTCGACCAGGCGCTTGCGATCCGCCAACAAGCAGACGAGCAGGAAGCCGCGAATTCCGTCTTCGGCAGGGGCAAGGTCGCCGTCGAAGAACTGCGCCTTGCGCAGATGCGCGCCACTCTGGCGCAAATCGACGCCTCGGACAACGCGGACCCGAAATACATCGCTGGGCTGCAATTCAAGATCGAGCAGCAAGAGCGCTATGTGCAGGCGCTTCAGAAGGCGGCGGACAAGCAACTCGCATTCAACAGCCTGCGCCTGACGGAAGCGAACCAGCGCGACACGGACCTCCTGCAGTACGAGCTTTCGATCGTCGGCCAGGTCGCGGACGTTCGCGCGCTGCTGATCGAGCGCCGCCGCATCGAACTGGAGTACGCGCAGAGGATCGCAGAGATCGATCGCGCCGATGGCTCCGAAGCGGGAAAGGCCGAAGCGCGCCGCGTTGCCGAACAGCAGAAGATTGTTGCCCTGAGCAACGCGACGACGGCGGCGGTTCTCGATCAGTGGCAGCGCGCGTCCGACGAAATCAGCGATTCCCTGACGAGCGCCTTCACCGACGCATTCGAGAACGGTTCCAACCTCGGAAAGAACCTCGTTCAGGCGCTAAAGCGCGAGTTCTCCAATCTGGTCCTTCGCCCGACGATTCAGGCGGCGATCAGTTCGACGGGGATTACCTCGCTGCTTGGGCAGACAGCCGGAAACGGGAATGCTCTCGGCTCTCTGATGAGCAACGGCAGCTCCCTTATGAGTCTGGCAGGCAGCAACTCGGGTTGGCTGTCCAGCATTTCGTCCCTGTTCGGTGGCGGCGGCACTGCGGCGGCATCCACGATCACAGCGGGTTCCACCGCTGCGGAAACCCTCGCTGCTATTCAGGCGGAACAAGCTGCCGCTGGCGTTGTCGGTGGGGTGGGGACGGCTACGGCTGCTACTGGCGCTGGCGCTACCGCTGCGGGCGCTGGCGCGTTGGCCTCCATCCCGGTCGCGGGCTGGATCGCCTTGGGTGCCATGCTGGACATGAAGTTGAACAGCAAGGCCGGCATCTCGCCCGCGTGGTCGCTCGTTGCGCCGGGCATCGGCGTCGGGATGATGATCGGCGAGAAGCTGGGCATCATCCAAGCGCCTGGCGGTCCGAAGACCGAAGGCGGCACGGGCGGTCCCGGCACGCCTTCTACAGGCGACACGCAGACCGCGCAGCAGTACGCCTCCGCAATCGCTGCAATGTATAGCGGCGCGGCCGGCATGCTTGGCCTGACGAACACGATCAATCCGGGGGTGTTCTTCTCCCAAGACACCAAAGGCACGGCCCTTACCCAGCTTGAAGTTCACTCGGCCAACTACGACCGTGGGAGCCTGTACGGCACCGTCGAGAACGTCGGGCGAAGCGATCAGGAATTCAAGGACGCGCTCACGCGAGCCGGTCTGCAGGATGTCTTCTCCGAACTCAAGGCGGCAATTGGGAAAGAGGGGCTGACCGGCACTCTGGCCGATCTCGTCAACTCCATCGATCCGGTCACGGCATCGGTAGAGCAGATGCAAACGGCCCTGCAGCAGGTGCAGAACATCGGCCCGTTCGAGAAGGCGATTGCCGCGCTCGGCCCGCAGTTTCAGGCGCTGTCCACGCTATCCGCCGCCAGCGTGGAAGGGCTGGCGAACATGGCTGGCGGCATGCAGAACCTTCTCACCGAGTTGGGCAACTTCTACAACGATTTCACATCGCCTGATGTGAAGCGCCAGGATCTAGCGAAGGCGATCGCCGACACGCTGACGAAGGGTGGAATTGCGCAGACGGCGACTGACATCCTGAACATGACGCGCGACAGCTACGGAACGGCTGTGCGTAACGCCATTTCGCTGGGAGACGCTGGCAAAGGCACTCTGGCTACGTTGCTTTCGGTTGAATCGCTGGTCAATCAACTGCTTCCGGCGACGGACAACCTCGCGACAAGCGCCGCCACGGCAGCGGCGGCAGTGACGTCGGTGGCGGACAACCTGGCGAACATCCAAAAGAACCTTGAGGGCGAGTGGGCCGAGATCACCGCTCGGCAGACCGCGCGCGTTCAGGCCATCGGTGAGGCGCAAGCAGCAGTGTTCAATGGAATCACGAGCGGTTTTGAAGCGATCCGGTCGAGCATCAAGGACATGATCGACAAGATCCGCGGTGACATCACGGGCGAGCAGGCGCAGGCCACCTCGGGTGGATCGCTGCAACAGCAGTTCCAGCAAGCGCTCATGACCGTGATGGCGGGCGGTAAGGGAGCGCAGGCCGCAGGATCGCAGCTGCCGCAGCTTGCTGCGCTGCTTGAGTCCAACCTCACGAACACGGCGACAAGCCAACTCGACCTGCTCACGCAGCAAGCGGGCATCGCGCAGCATCTGCAGGATGCCAACCAGGCGTTGCAGGCACAGCAGTACATCGATCTGCATAACGCCTATGCGTCCTTCAGTGGCGGAAGCGTCCCGCTGCAGTACTACCAGCCGCGCTCGGTAGCCGACTATTCCTCTCGGGGGATGGCCGAACAACTGGCGATCCTGAATCGGCGAATCGAACGCATGCACACGGCGATTGAAGCCGTTGCATCGCACACCAAAGCCACGAGCACGAACACCTTGAAAGCCCTGCGCGAAGGTGTTCCGGCTCTTGCTGACCCGAGCGCGTAACCATGATCCGCGACTACGAACTGTGCGTGATTCGCCCGATCACGCTGACGGATGCCATGCTCACCTCCAGCAATGTCGCGGAGACGGCGGGCACTTCTGACCCTGCGGCGTGGGCATCCGGCACCAACTACACGGCGGGCCAGCAGGTGAGCCGGATCGGCGCGAACCAGCATCAAATCTGGCAGGCGCTGACGAATATGACGCCTTCGACGGTTGCGCCGGAAAGCGACGGATCAGACCCTCCGAATTGGGCCTACGTCGGACCCACGAACCGCTGGAAAATGTTCGATGCCGTCAACGAGACGCAAACGACTAAGAGCGGGTCAATTCAGGTCGTCGTCACGCCGGGTCAGGTTGCCGATGCAGTCGGAATGGACAACCTCGCCGCACTGAATGCATCGGTGGCGGTCGCATCGGGCTACAACCGCTCCAAGAGCCTGCGCTCTCGCATCTGCCGCTCTTGGTATGACTTCTTCTTCGCGCCGTTCCTGTATCGCCGCTCGGCTCTGTTCGTTGACCTTCCGCCGTTGTCGGGGAACGTCATCACGATCACCGTAGACGGCGGGGCGGGCACGGCGAAAGCAGGCACGGTCGTCATCGGCCGCAAGAAGTCAATCGGCATGGTGGAGGCGGGAGCCGCAGCCGGGATCATCGACTACAGCAAGCGCACGACGGACGACTTCGGCAATACCACCATCACGAAGCGCGCCTACAGCAAGCGCATGACGCTGCAAGTCCTCATCAACAACAACCAGATTGACGATCTCGAGCAGTTTCTCGCCGACTACCGCGCGACGGCGCTGTATTGGTCCATCGCGGGCAAGCGCGATGCCTTCTCGTTCATGGGCTCCTACAAGTCCTTCGAGATCGCCGTCTCCTATCCCGACAACTCCATTGTGAATCTTGAAGTGGAAAGCCTCGTATGAGCATCACACAGACGATCACGGCGCTTCCGACTGCGCCGAATCCGGCGACGGACGACGACGCCACTTTCCAGAGCAAGGCCGAGACGCTGCTTACCGCGCAAGCGGCGATGGTGGGCGAGATGAATACGGCCATCGGCCAGATCAACACGACCGAATCCACGCTGAACTCCATCGCCGCAGGATCAGCCTACTCGTTCTCCTTTGGCGGGGTGAACTCAAGCACTTCGGACGCTGATCCTGGCGCGGGGAAAATCGCCTTCGACAACTTCGCCGCGCAAACGAGCGCGACGGTCCTGCGCCTTTCCAAGACCGATGGGGCGGGGCGGGATCGCTCGACCGAGATGGGCTTGCTTGGTGCGAGCACGAGCGCGACGAAGGGCCGCATTTCCGTCCAGAAGTCGGGCGATGGCTCTACGTTCCTGAGCGCGGACGTCACGGCGGTTTCGGCTCACGGTGGGACGCACTACGACCTGACGATTTCCAACATCGCAGGCAGTTCCGCCGCTCCATTCGCAGCGACCGATCCGGTCATCGTGAAGTTCACGCGAACGGGTGACAAGGGAGACCAAGGTATCCAAGGCCTTCCGGGTAACGGCCTGGTGCTACTGGCCACCGCCACGCCAACGGGCGTGGCGACCTGCGACTTCACGGCGAGCATCGACGGCACGTACGAGGAATACGAGCTGCACTTGCAGAACGTGGTGCCTGCCACGAACAACGTGACACTGACGTTGCGCACGTCGGCGAATTCGGGTGGAGCTTGGGATTCGAGTGCATCGGCCTATGACTGGGTAGCGCTCTCCGCAAGCGCGACAGTTACGTCATCGGCGGGAGATACGTCGATTCGGCTTGGTTCCTCGGCGAGCGACACTCCGAACACGGCATCAACGGGCGGTGTCTCGGGGGTGGTTCGCATCTTCGATCCAGCTGGAACGACATCGAACAAGCAAATCTCAGCGGCACTTGTAGTCGGCGCAGCAGGCTTGGGCGGTGTCAGCGTTAGCGCGCGACGCCTCGCTACTGCCGCTGTAAACGGCCTTCGCCTGCTCTTCACCAGTGGAAACATCGCCAGCGGCAAAGTCAAGCTCTATGGGGTGAAGAAGTCATGACAACTCTGTACAAGATGGTCAACGGCGAGAAGGTCGCCATGTCCGATACCGAGGCGCTTGCGCTGCAAAACGAATGGGATGCCGCGAGCGTTCCGCAAGTGCCCAAGTCAGTCACGCGCCGCCAAGGCAAGGCGGCACTTCTGCTGGCCGGAAAGCTGGATCTTGTGCAGCCCGCCATCAACGCCATCGCGGACACCACGCAGCGCGCGCTCATGCAGATCGAATGGGACGAGGCGCTGGACTTCGACCGCAACCGCCCGAGCCTGATTCAGATGGCGACCGCGATCGGTCTCGATTCCGCCGCGCTCGACCAGCTTTTCATCTCCGCAGCCGCCCTCTAAGAAAGGACTCCCCATGAAAAACATCCTCGCTGCTCTCGCGGCATGCTTGGCCTCGCTCGCTTTCGCCTTCCCGTTCGTGCCGATCGGCCCGACGACGAACCTTGCCGTCACCGGCACGGCGGCAAACATTACGCTTCCCACGGCGGGCGCGGCTCCGACGCAGGTTGCCTCGACGGTCGACTTTGGGCTCTATTCCTACGTGCTGACCAACAACGGCACGCAGACGGTGTTCATCCGCTGTGACGGCACAACGGCGACGGCCTCGAATGCAATGCCGCTATTTGCAAATACGCAGGTCGTCATCAGCCTGGCCAAGAGCGTGACGGCGTGCTCGGCCATCGCAGGCGCGACCGGCTCGACCCTGTACGCCACCGTAGGCGCCGGCCAATGATCAAGCGCATCTTCTCGCTCTTCCTTGCGGCGCTGCTGTCGCTGCAAGGGGCGATGGCCGGGGATTTCACCTGGCACTTCCCCACGACAGGCGGCGCCGTTGCGTCGCTCTCGCTTGATTTCACCACTGGCGTCGCCGACTCCCGCCTGACGATCTCAGGAGGGGCGGGAGGAACGCGTGTCAATTCGAGCGGAAACATTGTTTCTGCCTCTGCTCCCCGCTTCGATTACGACCCGGTATCACTTGCAGCTAGAGGGCTGCTGGTGGAAGAGCAGAGAACCAATCTGCTGCTTCAATCGGCAGGCTTCAGCACGGCGAGCTGGACGAAGCTCAATGGCACGGCGACTGCAGACACGACGGTATCCCCGGACGGAACGCAGAACGCGGACACGCTCACGGCCAGCACTGCGGATGCTGTGGTCTATCAGGATGTCAGCGGGCTTTCGACCAGCACTAGTTACACGTTCACGGTCTACCTGAAGGCCGACACGAGTACCAACGTCACGCTGTTCCTCTTCACGAACGCGTTCGCCACGGTCGCATCGCAGGCGATCACGGTCACGACGAGCTGGCAGCGGTTCACCGTTTCGGGTAGCAGCGGGGCGAACACCACGCTTCGCTTTGCCATCGGCGGCGGCTCTACCTTCTCCAGTGGCGAAGTGCTCTATGCGTGGGGCGCACAAGCCGAAGCCGGCTCCTTTGCCACCAGCTACATCCCCACCACTACCGCTCAAGTCACCCGCACAGCAGACAGCGTGATGATGACGGGAGCGGCCTTCTCGTCGTGGTTCAACGCGAGCCAAGGCGCGATTCTTGCCGAGTTCGATCTCAAGTCGCTCTCGGCGACAGACCAAATCCTGTTCGCAGTGAACGACGGGACGGGCAACAACCTGATTCAGCTTCGCTCCACCTCATCTGGCGCCTTCATGCGGTCCTCGGTGGTGGCGGGTGGCGCGGCCCAATGGGGTGCCAACACCGCAAACGGTTTCACGGCCGGTGCGGTGGCGAAAGGCTGGATCGCGTTCCAGTCCGCAGATTTCGCGGCTGTGCTGAATGGCGGAACCGCCATATCCCAAAGCTCCGGAACGCTCCCCACTGGCCTTACGCGGTTGGACATCGGCGCAGGAGCGGGCGGCGCAAGCGGATTCCTCAATGGGCATGTGCGCCGACTGCTCGGCTTCCCCGTTCGCCAGCCCAACGCCACCGGACAAGTGCTGACGCAATGAGCACAACCCTCTACCTTCGCTTCCCCGACGAAGCCACCTTCCGCGCGAGCCTTCCTGCTGATTTCATCCAGTACGGCG